GCTCACCCGGCGCTCGGCCTCGGCCTGGTGGCGCCCGACCAGCGATTCCAGCCGGCGCATCCGCGCCGCGCTCTCCTTGCCGTCGTCGACCTTGGCCTTGGCGCGTGCCATCAGTAGCCCGCCGCCCGGTCGCCGATCAGCACGGTGCTGCGATTGCCGCCGGGCACCGGCCGGGTGCCCGCGATCTTGACCCAGTCGTTCTCGAGCATCCGCATGTCGTCCATCAGGTGATCGTCCACTTTCGCGATGATGACCTTCTCGGTGGTCTCGGTCTTGACCAAGTGCCGGTGGTAGCGCCGGTACTCGCCGCGCCAGTTCGGCAGGGTGTTGAACACCTTGAGCCGGCCGGTCTCCATCCGCTCGTAGACGCGCTGAATCCCGGCTTCGACATGCTTCGTGGCCGGGATCAGCTTCAGCCCGAGGTTGCGGTAGGTGGCGATCATCTGCTCGCCGTCCTGCTGGCTGACGTTGTAGGCGTCGGCGGTGCCGCGCTGCCACGCACCGCGGGCCTTGATCGCCTCGGCATGCAGCGCCGGCGCCCAGGGCCCGTGGTAGTGCTCGGAAATCAGGTAGAGGCAGTCCTCCTCGACCTTCATCGCGCCCCAGAGCACCGCGGTGCATTTCCAGCCGGCGTCCAGCGCGTAGGCTCGAGGCCAGTGCGACGGGATCGGGAACGGATCGACCAGCAGCCGCTCGATGTCGATCGGGTAAACCGCACCAATGCCCTGGCTCGGGATGCCCTGGGTCCGCGCGTCGCGCATGTGCGGCGGATAGGAGGCCAGCATCTCCGACTTCATCTTTTCATCAAGATGAGGGATATCGGCCCACGAACAATCAGTTCTAAACCGAAACGGTGTAATCTCAGGCACGCTTGACCACGGATGCCGTCCCTTTTATTATTCGCGGCGAGCCTGGCCCGACATGAAGGTCCTAATGGCGGGTCCGTTTGAATACGGACAGGGCTAGGCTCGCTTTACGCCTGAGCGATGAACGCGAACTTGCCGACCTCGGTCGGGACGATGAAGAACATCGCGCCGGCGCCGAGGGGACAGCTGGTGGCGACCACGGCAGTCGGGGCCGATCCGAACTGCCAGCAGGCCGCGGTGTCGGCGTAAATGCCGACGAGGCTGGTCTGCGCCCCGATCGCATTGGTGATCGCCGCCGAGGTGCTGAACTCGACCTGCTGCGTGGTGTGCGGCGGGCCGTGCGGCGCCTGCACCACCGTGTTGTTGATGACGGCGGCGGACTTCCACTCGCACACCCATGCTTTCGCCATTTACGTCTCCTTGGGGTAGAAGAGCATGGCGGTCTCGCTCATGCCCTCGAGTGGGGTGAAGGTGCCCATCTGCAGCCCGCCGGTGGTGGCGGTGCGGGTCACCTGCTCCATCCACACCTCCATGCTCGGCTCTTCGTCGTCCCAGACCACGTCCTGGCTCGTGCCCTCGAACGCGCCGCGGCCCTGCTCGTAGGACTTGATACCGAGGGTCGACCAGCCGCCGGTGACGTGCCTGACCCGAATGACGTCGACCAGGTCGGGCGAGCCCTGCTTCCACTTCGGCTTGTCGAGCAGCCCGCCGGGGATCATGCCGGTGCCGCTGAGCCGCTTGGTCGGGCCGGAGCCCATCACCTGGCCGAGGAGTGCCGCCTGGACGATGTCGCGGGTGGTCTCGTTGGTCTTGCCGCAGGCCCAGGCACGGGTAGGCTTCCTGAACCGACGGCCGGGCCACCAGTCGTGGTAGATGCCGGTGAGGTGCGCGGTGACCTCGAAGCTGCCCATCACCGTCTTGCCAACCCGGTTAGCGCAGACCGCGCCGCGCTCGCGATAGGTGCGGCCGGCGGCGAAAAACTCGAGATGCTTAGGATATAGCTCGCGCGCGTAGAGCAGGACGTTGGCGTCGCCGCGCAGGCTCGCGACATTGCCGGCCGCGTCCAGCACCGTCTCGTCGGGGTAGAGCTGGTAGTAGCGGAGCTGCTGGCGCTTGATCTCGCGCTCGCGCTTGAGCTCCAGCTTGCGCCCGATCTGCTCGCGGTCGAGGGGCATGCATTTCCTTGTTGACGGTCGACCCGAGAATCAGGCAGGATGACGTTTCCACCTGCTTGACACTGCAACGATCCCTAGAGCCCCCTCCCCCCGGACGGGGCTCTCTTTTTATCCTCAGTAGCGGATTGTTCCGATTGATCGGCGGTGCGTCGCGTGGCATGCTTTCTATGCCAACCACACAGGGGGAGAGAATGACCACCAGCGTCAGCCAGCCCGAGCGCAACCCGCTCACCGTCGAGGACATCCGAGAGATCGCCAAGACCCACGGCACCCTCTTTGCCGAGAAATGCCTGATCGAGGACGAGCGTCGGTTCGGGCTCGAGCGCATGGACGAGGTCCGTGCCGAGTTAATCACCATCGTCAACCTGAAGGACTTCGCATGATGGCGCTAACCGAACAGCAGGCGGCGATCCTGGATCGGCTAGATCGATGCTCTGGGATCATCAAGCAGGCTGATCGGGAGGCGTGCCCAGGCTTGCACTGGTGCCCAGATTGGGACGACCTGCCGATCTGCGATGCAAGCCCGGAGAAAGACGGCTGTTCGTGCAGGCTTTAGCCTGAGTTTTAACGAGTGAGAGGTTGCCATGAGGAAGTACATCGAAGGCCAGACCGCTCCATGCTCGCGGTGTGGATCGGGGTTCGTCGTCACTGCGTCCAAGGAGCGGCATTGCAACTACATCTGCACCGCCTGCGCTAACTTGGCGAGCCAGCGCCAGAATCACCGCAACCGCGCGCTGCGGCTCGAGAGCATGGCCCGGTCGCGCGCCAAGTATGAAGCGAGGAGACAAGCATGACCCCTGGGGCTCGGCGGCTGTATCAGGCCGGCTTCATCAAAATCGCCGGATGGGTTCCGGCCGAGTATGGCGAGACAGTGCTGGAGGTGATCGGCCGGCACAGAAAGGAGGTGCAGCAAGTGCTGGCCGTTCAACTCGCGGCCGGGCCGCCGGCGAAGAAGAAGCGGCTGCGACTACCGCTGACCAATCGCCGCGTCGACGCGATGCGGCTGGCGCGGCTGGAGAGGGTCGGGCTCAAGCCGCGACATTAACCCGTGAAAGGAGTGACCATCATGTTCAACAGGCTTTGGCTCTGGATCGAGTGGCTCATGGGCTGGGAGGACGAGTGGGGCGACGACGACGGCGACTTCCAGCAGTTCAAGCCCTAAGCCCCGATGGCGTCCAGCAGCCGGCGACGCGCCATCGTCCTGATCAAACCCTCGAGGAACAGCGTCTCGATCAGGTCGATGAGCGCCTTGCGGTCGATGGGATCGTCGATGGGCATCGCACCGAAGTCGTCGGCGACAGCCATCGCGCCGAAGTCCGGCGGAGCGACCGAGTGCAGCCTGAGCGGGTACGTCACATCGGTCGACAGTGCCTTGCGGCGCTCGCGACTGATCTTTTTCCTCTCGGCCGGCGTCAGTGCCATCGTGACATCCTTTCGTGACAGCGTGTCACGATTGCCTGTCACGAAAAGTCACGATTGTCACGCCTATTGCAGCGTTACCGGTGGCGCGTCGAGCGCATCCAACTGCGCAATCTCGGCCTCGATCTCCTCCAGCGACATCATTGATATCTCGTGCCGCACCGTGACGTCGCTGCGGTCGCGCCACTCTTCGGCCCTGCGGTTCTTCAGCCAGAAGATCGCGGCAGTGGTGTCGGCCGCGATGCGCACACGATGCGGCACGATCACTGGCTCTCGCGAACCGGCTGGCATGAATATCTTGACCTCGTCCTGCTCATAGCCGCAGGCGCGCTGGTAGAGGCTGCGAACAACAGTCTCGTCCGCAACAGACTTTCCCGCCTTTAGGGCATCGGAAAACTCTGGATGAGTGTGCTTCCACAGATACAGCGTGCTGATGTGCACCTTGAAGAAGTCGGCGATCTGCGCGTCCGTTGCACCGAGCTCGCACAGCTTCTCGGCTTGCTGCGGATAGCTATCGTGGTAGGATGTGGGGCGGCCGGTGGGCATCAGTGCGCCATCAAGACGACGAGCATCACGACACCGATGCCGGCGAGCGGAATGATCCACCACTTGTCCATCAGGACTGATCTTCCATTCTCGAAATCGGCTCGTAGCGGCGATAGTGCGTCATGTCGATCCCGGCGGCTTTCGCGGAATCGTAGACGAAGTCGATCAGGTACACCGGCGGTGTTGGCTTGCCGGCGAACAGGTTGTCCTCGTGCTGTTGGATCGCATGGCCGCTTTTGAGGTACAGCATCAGATCATCTTGCTCTTGTCGGGGCCTGGCACGAGGGCGTCGGCGATCATCTCGAGCACTAGGCGAAACTCTGGCTTGCCCACGAAGCAGTCATGCTCTGAGAACGTGCGCACCGCCTCGGCTGCGTCTTGCCAGCCCTGGAGGTAGCTGAACTTAAGCTTGGTCAGGTCGATGTCGGTGCCGGTCTGGTAGACGACGGTCACCTGACGTCCTTCAGGCTGAAGGGCACCAGCGTCGGCTTGGCGAGTCTCAGCGCCTGAGAGATAGGGCTCTCGGGATCGGCCATCTTCGCAAGGGTGGCTTCAACGAACTTCCGCGTGCCCTCGTCCATGGTGATCTTCATCTTGGGTTGCCCGTCCATCAACAGCCGCCCTTGCCGCCGCCTTTGCGGGTGCCCTTACGCTTGGTCATGGTGAACTCCGGGAAATAGCAGGCCCGCTCCGGGCATGAAACCCAGCGAGCCTGCGTTCGGCAGTCCAGCCGATCCAGAGTGACCTGACCCCTCGAAGAGGAGGGCTGCGGCGATGTCTGGTGGCCCTTGCCGGGTGTTATCATATACATGGACGAGCTATCGTGCAACTGGTGTGTTTTAGGGCTCCTCGCCGCCGGGAACCACCTTGCCCGTGACCACATACTCCAACATCATGTCCGCGAGTTCCCAGAGCGACCAATCGCTATGATCGCGGCGCACTTGCACCGCAGCCTTCAGGCACTCGAGGCGAAGGCACTCGTCGACGGTCAGGAAGTCGTCCTCGTCCGTCACCATTTTCGTGCGCTCGATGCGATCGGTCATCGCGGCAGCTCCAACGTCGACCCCGCCCCGTTCTGCCTCACGACGGCGCCGGCCATGTAGAGCGACAGCGTGATCTCCTCGTCGCTGAAGCCATCGCCGCGGAGCTGCGTGCGCACCACCCGCTCGTCGGCGCGGGCGTGGCCG